GTAGTATTGGATCCTGATACTATTGCGCAGTTCTTGTACGAGACTGGTATACTTAACGAGTCTACTAAGGCCGCCAATATTAATGGTATCTCTGACGAGGGATTGTACGATTTCTTTGCAAGTTTTGCCGATTACAAACGAATTACCGATAGTAAGGCGAAGGTAATCTTAGGGTGGCCAGTTTTAAATTACATGCTTGATGATAGAGCTGCTGATCCGTTTTATGAATTGGATATGCAGGTTAATACGGATATTAGTAGAGCGGATTCTGTCAGTTACGGTGGTGCGGTTCTTATGGGTACTACTAAGCCGGATAAGAAGTACATGAAGGAAATGGAAAAAATAGCGGCAGATTTAGGTTGGAGTATCGTTCGTTGGATGGGAGTGGGACCAAATAGGCAGAGTAAGGTTGTTGTTATACCGTCTAAGGATTTGGGAGAGATGCCAGCTAGGTTGAACGAGGATATTACTATTACTGTACAGTATAACGAAGCAGCGTGGCCTGCGACTGAAGAATTTGGGGCCGGCCCTGGAATGTTACCTTCTCCAAGTAGAAAGGGTGTAAAGAAAGCTAAGAAACGAAAGGATAAATCAGTTTATTGTGAGGAAGAAAACAATATAGAAAAGATAATAGCTATATATCCTGGTAGGTTTCAACCGTTCGGTCCTCATCACGAGAAGACTTACAAATTTTTAACGAAGAGATTTGATAATGTTTACATAGCGACGTCTAATAAGAGTGGAGGAAGTAGACATCCCATGAATTTTTCTCAAAAGAAAAAGCACATGCAAAAAATGGGAATACCTTCGTCCGCAATTGTTCAAGAAAGTCAACCGTACATACCAAAGGGTTTGTTAAGAAAGTTTGATGCTGATACTACTGCTGCAGTGTTTGCTGTGGGAAAAAAGGACGAAGGAAGGTTATCGGGTGGAAAATATTTTATACCGTACAGTAAAAATTACATGAGATTAGAAGGATTCAAGGAACACGGGTACACATTAAAAGCGCCACATATATCGGTTAAGGTGGGAGGTCATGAAATAAATGGTACTACGATGAGAAAATTATTAGGTTCGGAAAAATATGATTTGGGTATTAAGAAGAAATTTTTTAAGAAGATGTTTGGTTATTATGATCAGAAAACGTTTGATCTTTTTGTGAATTCGTTTGAAGAGGGATTAATTTTAGAAGGTGGTGCTTACGGTCATATGGCACATCCATTCGATGATTATGAATTGACTTTCGGAGACTTAAGGGAAATTATTGAAATGGGTCTTCAGGGTAAATTAGATAAGGAAGAGTCTGCTACTGAAAAACTAGACGGTCAGAATATTATGGTATCTGTTGTAGATGGAGAAGCAAAAGCTGCTAGAAACAAGGGAGATCTTAAACGTGGTGGCATGTCTTTAGATGATGTAAAGAATAAGTTTAAGCATCACATACCGACTGTTAGGAATGCTTTTGTGTATTCAATGAAGGATTTAAAATCAGCTTTAGAAAAATTTAGTAAGAAAGATCAGGAAGCACTGTTTGATAACGGTAAAAATTGGGCAAACATAGAGATAATTTATCCGGATACGAAGAACGTGATTGACTACGATGGTGGTGCACAGATTATATTTCACGGCATTCTCAAGTACGATGATAAGTGGAGTCCTCGGGGTGAAGTGAGGAGTGGTGGAGCTAAATTATCTACTATTATCAATAAGATAAATAAGGGTATACAGACTAAATTTGCGTTTAAGGGACCGAATGTTCTTAAAATAGCCAAGGCAAAGGATTTTTCTAAGAAGAGACAAAAATATTTCGGTACTTTGGACAAGTTACGTAATATATATAGACTGAAGGATTCAGATGAGGTTTCGTTATATCACCAACACTTTTGGTTAGAGTATATTTTGGCTGGCGCCAATTCCACAGATTATTCAAACATACCAGACAATATTTTATATCCACTTATGAAGAGATGGGCATTTAGTGATAAGTCGTACAAGATGACTGAGATTAATAAGCTAAAGGAAGATCATCCAGAGTTTGTAGATTGGGTTAAAGCTACTGAAAAATTAGATCATGCTAAGATGTTAAAGGAAAATATGCGCCCGTTTGAAGTATTATTTTTTGAGGTAGGAGCAGAGATATTGAGTAACGTTAGTAACTGGTTAGCTCCAAATCCAGATAAGACCGTACAAGCATTGAGAAGAGATTTAGCAAATGCGGCAAAACAAATACGTGGTAAGAAAGATCCATCTTCAATTGGTAAATTAAAAGCACAGCTATCTAAGATCGATTCAATGGGTGATCTGTCAAATTTAGTACCGTCCGAAGGTTTAGTTTTTAAGTACAAGGGTAAGGTTTATAAATTTACGGGTTATTTCGCACCGATTAATCAAATTACGGGCTTAATGAAATTTTCGAGATAAATTATGAATAGTGAAGATAGAGCATTAAAAGAAGTATTGTCTGGTAAAACACCAGAAAAACGAGTTATGGTCGGATATACGGGTAAGGAGAAAAAACAGGGCGATATTAAGAGTAAACTTACCGATATAATGGCTGAAGTTCGTATGCCGTGGTTTTGTCCATCATGTAAAAAGATAATGAAAAAACGTTTAGATAACAAGTTTTGGAGACTGTTTAACCATTGTTTTGATTGTCAGCTTGCAATAGAACACGAAATGAGAGTTAACGGAACGTTTGAAACATATGAAAAGAAAAGATTTTTTGAAAATAGAAAAGCAGCAATATTAGACCAAATTCAATCGATAGAGAATTGGAAGAATCAGGGTGATATGGAAGTAGTTGAACCGGTTAATGTAAACACAGGTTTTGTTCACATTGATAGGTACGAGATTCCTAAGGAGTTAGTGGCTGAAGCGGATGAAGCGTTAGCAGAATTGAGCGTTACTCTAGTAAATGTAGATGCTAAGTTGGATGAGTTATATGCCGACTAAGACACAGATAAAACAGACAATTAAAGAAGAATACGTTAAGTGTGCATTAGATCCTGCATATTTTATGCGCGAGTATTGTTACATTCAGCATCCTATTCGTGGAAAAATAAAATTTGATTTGTATGATTTTCAAGAAAGAGTCATGAGTGATTTTAAAGATCACGATTATAATATTATTCTCAAAGCTAGACAATTGGGATTATCTACGTTATCTGCTGGATATTCTCTTTGGATGATGACCTTTCAGAATGATAAAAATATCCTTGTGATTGCAACTAAACAAGAGGTAGCAAAGAATTTAGTTACTAAGGTAAGAGTTATGCATAAGGAATTACCCAGATGGTTGAAACAAGATTGTGTCGAAGATAATAAATTGTCTATGCGATATATCAATGGATCGCAGATAAAGGCAATCTCTTCAACTAGTGAGGCTGGTCGTTCTGAAGCACTGTCTCTATTAATCATGGATGAGGCAGCATTTATAAAGAACATTGATGAAATATGGGCAGCATCACAGCAAACATTGGCAACTGGTGGTAAGTGTATTGCCCTTTCTACTCCGAATGGGATGGGAAATTGGTTTCATAAAACATGGTCAGATGCTGAAGCAGCTCAAAACAAATTTAATTTTATTAAGCTTCACTGGTCTATTCATCCAAACAGGGGAGATGTATGGAGAGAAGAACAGAACAAACTTTTAGGACCAGATATGGCAGCTCAAGAGTGCGATTGCGATTTTGTAAGTTCAGGAAAATCAGTTATTCCCGGTGAAGTATTAAAACATATTCAAGAAACTACAGTTTGTTCTCCAGTTGAAAAGAGATATCATGAGGACTTATGGATTTGGAAACCACCTGATTCAAATGGTAGATATTTGGTTTCTGCAGACGTAGCACGAGGAGATGGCGAAGATTTTTCAGCATTTCATGTTTTAGATTTGAATACGTTAGAACAAGTTGCAGAATACAGGTCTAAAGAAGATACGACGCGTTATTCTGGAATATTAATGTCAGTAGCAACAGAATATAATGATGCGTTATTGGTAGTTGAAAATAACAATGTTGGATGGGCTGTATTACAGGTCTTAATAGATAGGGATTATAAAAATTTATTTTGGATGAAAAAAGATTTGAAGTATGTAGATTCTAAAACTCAATATACCAACAAGTATAGGGGGGAAAACAAGTACATGGTTCCAGGATTTACTACTTCTATGAAAAGCAAACCATTAATCATAGAAACACTTTGTAAATTTATTAGGGAATCTTCAGTTAGAATAAACTCTATTAGATTAGTGGATGAATTATTTGTATTTATATTTAATAATGGTAAGGCTGAAGCGCTGAAAAGTTATAATGATGATTTAGTCATGAGCCTTGCTATTGGTCTTTGGGTTAGAGAGACTGCATTGAGGCTTTATGATGATGAGATGCAAATGACACGAAATACGATGGAAAAAATAGATAGTAATGCTGGTGTTTACAAGGTTGAGAATCATGAAGATCTCGGTTGGGAAATGCCAGTTGGAGATGAAATAGAATCATTAACTTGGTTAATAGGTAAGGAATAAAATGGCACAACAAGATACATTTTTTGATAGAATTAAACGATTATTTTCTACTAATGTTATAGTAAGAAATATTGGTGGTAGGAGGTTGAAGGTAGTAGATACGAGTCAACTTCAAGCTGGATCCAAATCATTAATGGATAGGTATACTAGAATGTATACAACTCAATCTGGTTATGGTGGATATATGGGGTATTCTGGAGAATTGGCTAAGGCTCAAAGAATATCTCTGTTTAGAGATTACGAAGCTATGGATGATGATGCAATAATTTCCTCTGCTTTAGATGTGTATGCGGATGAATCTACAATGAAATCTGAGTATGGAAATGTATTAGAGATTAAAAGCAATAACACTCAAATTGTCGAAATATTAAATAATTTATTTTACGATATACTAAATATAGAATTCAATTTATGGCCGTGGATTAGAAACATGTGTAAGTATGGAGATTTTTTCTTGCATTTGGAGCTAGCAGAAAAGTATGGAATTGTAAATGTATATCCTCTTTCTCCGTATGATGTGTCTAGAATAGAAGCATTTAATCCTGAGAATCCTCAAGAAACAAAATTTATTTTGGATGCTACTGATCCAAGAAATATGCCGGCTAACGCAAATAGAACAGAATTTGAAAATTTTGAAATAGCTCATTTTAGATTGTTGTCTGATTCGAATTATTTACCTTACGGTAAGTCTATGGCAGAGGGTGGTCGACGTACTTGGAAACAACTTTCACTGATGGAAGATGCAATGCTTATTCATAGAATTATGCGGGCTCCTGAAAAAAGAGTTTTTAAGGTAGATATAGGTAATTTACCACCTAGTGAAGTAGACACGTACATGAAACGAATCATTGATAAGATGAAAAAAGCTCCGGTCGTGGACGAAAATACAGGTGAATACAATCTCAAGTATAATATGCAAAATTTAACTGAAGATTTTTACTTACCTGTTCGTGGTGGAGATAGTGGAACAGCAATTGATGCTCTTCCAGGGTTGACATACGAAGCAGTTGAAGATATAGAGTATTTAAGAAATAAACTTTTAGCATCTCTTAAAATTCCAAAGGCCTTTTTAGGATATGAAGAGGAAGTAGGATCGAAAGCAACGTTAGCAGCAGAAGATGTTAGGTTTGCTCGTACTATAGAACGAATTCAGAGAATTGTTATAAGTGAATTGACTAAAATTGCGGTAGCACATTTGTATTCTCAAGGATACACCGATGCGGCATTAGTAGATTTTGATTTGGAGTTAACGAATCCGTCTACTATATACGAGCAAGAAAGACTGGATCTTTGGGAAAAGAAAAATGGTATAGCTAGAGATATGAAAGCTGAATCGTTAGTTTCTCACCAGTGGATTTACGATAATGTTTTTAACTTTAGTAATGAAGAGATTGAAAAACTTGCTGAAGAAGTCGTGGAAGATAAGAAAACTTTGTATAGGTTGTCTTCGATTGAGAATGAAGGTAATGATCCGGCACAACCAGCACAGGAAGGTCAATTGGATTCTCAACCCGGGATGGAAGATGAAGATGATGATAAAAACAAAAATGTAGAATCAGATCGTGATCATGAAGATAGGGAGACGTACGGAGTCAGGGATGTATTGGGAAAATATGATTATACACATTCTGCTCAAAGAGACGATAGTCCAACTAAGCAAAATTATAGGGTTAGTCCGTTAGCATTATCTCATTTTGACTCAATGAAGAAGCATTATAATAAAAAAGAACTGAGATTGCTAAATGAAGTCGAGGACTTAGAGAACCATTTAAAAGAAAAACCTGCAAAATCAAAGTAATCTAATATTTATAAACGAATGGAAACAACTTAGCTAAGGGATTTGATGAAACATTCAAAATATAGAAATACGGGTCTATTATTCGAATTATTGACTCGACAAATAACTGCAGATATTTTAAATAATACGAAGTCTTCTACGGCTTCAGAGATTTTGAGGAAAAATTTTCACAAAAAATCTCAATTATTTAAAGAAAATCAACTTTTTAACGTTGTAATTGAAAGCAGGTTTAAAAGCAAGGATAGAGCAGTACACCTTGTAGAAACAACAGTTAAAGCATATAATAAGATAATCAATACGTCTGCTCTTAAGAGAGAAAAATATGAATTGATTAAGCAGATTAAGGAAAATTTTACGTTAACTGATTTCTTTCAGTCTAGAGTTTCTAATTATAGGCTTTTAGCAGCTATTCACAACGTTATAACTGAAAATTACGACAATTTGGCTTATCATTCTAAGAGTCATCATACATTGATTGAACATATGACCCGGGTAGTAAGTACTAAAGAGTCGTCAACCTTATCTAGGTTGAGAGAAGAAAACAAAGATTTACGGGCTTTAGCGTATAAAATATTAATTGAAAGATTTAATAAGAAATATAGCGCATTAAATTCTAATCAAAAAGAATTATTGAGAGAGTACATAAATAATATTTCTAACACAAACGGTTTGAATGAATTTATGGAATCTAAGTTTAAAAGTATTGTTCATGAACTCAAGAAAACGTTTTCAAAAATTAACGATAAGGTGATTAAGATTAAGATTAAAGAGTGTATACATTTGATAGAGAGTACGAATATTCATGGAAAACATACATCTAATGTTTTAAAGTTGATGAGATTTTATCAATTGTTGGAGGATGTTAAACATGCAACTAAGTCTTAGAGAATTAGTACGTGAATTGATTCAGCAAGAATTAGAAGAAGC